GCCATAGTTATTTACATTGCCTGAGGCGTCCCATGTCTGAACACCATATTCCGCCATCCAGTCCTCCTGAAAAAAAAAGAGGCCCCGTGAGAGGCCTCCCGTTACCATGTTCCCGTGATTCTCCCGATCTGCACCCTCAACACATTCCTGGAGTCCCGCACGCTGATTGTCTGGTTTGTCTGTTTCATGGACCCCTCACCAGCTGTCGAACCGTAGTTCTCAAACGTACCGCCCTTATCCAGCCGCCACCCGACTGAGCCAGCGACATAGTTATTGGACTGGATGTAGTTGCCGATCTTGTTGTTGTTGATGGTGCCATCACCTATCAACGCGTCTCTGATGAACACCTGCCCGTTTTGGATAACGAAAGGTAAGGTCACCGTGGCACCGGCCTGGTGAGTAACGGCGAAGCGGTCAGCCAGGAAGATAATCTGCGACTGCATGCCGGACGGCGTATTCTCCACGCCTATCCCCATCCCTGCGGCGTAGTACTGGCCGTTGCTGGATAACCCGACCTTGATGCTGTACATCGCCTTCAGGTCGCCGTTGACGTTCGCAATGGCCTGCGCGTTGGTGGTGATCGCTGACGTGTGCCCGTTGATGGTCGCCGTGATGCCGTTTATCTGCGTGGCCGTGGCCTGCTGGTAATCGGAGAACGTCTGGTTCAGGCTGTTGATGGATGCCTTGTTTCCGTTCACGTCAGTCTGCACACTCAGCAGCGAACGCGCCGTTGCCTCCTTCTCGTTGACGATCACCTCATCAATGCGATCCAGCTGCGCACTGTTACCGGCGACCGATGCCGACAGCGTTTTGCGCGCGGCCACCTGCGCCAGGTTGCCCTGAATAATCGCGATAGCGGAGTTCTTCACTCCCCCCGCCATGCCGTCCACAGACACGCTGATGTTATCGATGCGCTGGCCCAGCGCGGTATCAGCCGTCGCCACTGTCTGCTCAAGCTTGCTCAGAGAAGAAGACACATCTCCGACCGTGCTCGACAGGTTTGTAACGCTGGTCTGAACCTTCCAGATATCCTGGGCGTTTTTGGCGATTTCCTGCGCCTGTTGCGCCAGTTCGTCGTTGGCCTGTTTAATGTCGTCAGCCATGCCAGCAATTTTTTCATTGCTGTCCACCGCGTTCTCGATCAGGTCTTTGAACGTATCGGAGCCTTTCATGTCCTCCAGGATTGCATCGGTGGTATCGGATACATCGATGCTGGCCTGTCCGCGAACAAAGTCTGTATACCCTGATTCGTTTCCGCTTCGATCTACCAGCTGCGCCCGGTACCAGAAAATCTGCCCAGCCTTAAGGCCCATCTGCTGATACTTGCGTTGTGGGTAAGGCACATCAGCCAACAATATCGCATCGTCTTCGGTGCCGGTCAGACTGTACTGAATTTCCGTCTTCAGAGTGTCGTCGGTGTTCGCCGGGAATCCCCAGTTCAGTTCGATACCGAATACCACGTTTTCAGAAGCAGTGAAGCCCACCGGCTTAGGTGGATTTCCATCTTTGCCCGTAAGTGTTTTTTCCTCCGAATATCCCCACCCGGATGATATTTCAGCAGCATTGATGGCACGCACGCGCACCAGGTATCGTCCTGCGTAAATCCCCGGAACGTCGAATGATGTGGTGGAGCTGCGCGGCACATTAACCCAGTTCCCGTCGTTCCGGCGCCACTGTGCTTCATAGGCGATGGCATTCTTGGCCTGGTCCCAGCTGACGCGCATGGTCTGAACACTCACATTCTGCTGAACCACAGAGAATGAGCTGATCACGATGTTAGATGGGGGGGACTGGTTACCTGGAGGAATAACACTTATTGGCCGCTGGTCGATAATGGCGCCGGTATCAATACGTGCATACTTATCCGGATCGTGCATAGCGCCAGAAATCGAAAACGTTCCGTCATTATTATCTGTGACGCTGATAACACGATATTGCTGTGCATACAGCTCATCGGATTCGACTATCCACACCGATTCCACTGCCGGGGTTTCGCTGTATGCCGTGGTTACGGTGACTGCCCGACCGTTAACGCTCTGTATCGTTCTACTCTGCGATGCACCTGACGGCAGGTTAACCATAAGGCGACTGCCGGGAGCAGCTGCCGAATTACGATCGAGAGTGATAACGCGACCGTTAACGGCGCTGATGCGGCCTCCCATAACCTTTCCGGATAACAGCTCATCGGCAACCGCTATGATATGGCCAGGCTGTGGAATCCTGCCATCCAGACCAACGCTGAACGATACGATACGATCCTTGTTATTGGTCAGAATACCCCAGCGCCCCTTGCGGTTTGCCTCTGACTGGCGGGTGCAGCCGATGGCTGTCATTTCGAGCTGGTTTGTTCCAAAGCGAGCCACGAGCTCCTGTTCAAATACAGGCTCCATCGCGTCTGCGTAGGCATTTCCCGGATCGGACCAGGAAACCAGTGCTGTGGTATAGCGGTTATTCGTTGTGCTACCAGAATAGGTAAGGCGCCCGTCAACAACGTTTGCGCGCGTGTAGCTGTAGTCCACATCACGGGGCATATCGGCCAGGGCAACGATTTGATCGCCACCCCAGTACGTCATGCCACGGAATATGGCCGCAAAATCACGTAAAACGGTATAGGCGTCATTTCTCTCCTGCACATAAACGTTACACGTATAGCGGGGTTCGGTTCCGGAACCGCCTTTCCCGTCCGGTACTGGCTGATCGCAATACTGGGCAACCTGGTAAAGGGTCCATTTATCAATATTTGCCGCAGACAGCCGGTTGCCAAGCCCAAAGCGGTCACTGACCACCAGATCATAAAAAATCCAGGCCGGATTGTCTGTCCACGCCCATTTAAACGCTCCCAGCCAGGTTCCGCTATAGGTGCGGGTTTCCGGGTCATACGTATCCGGTACACGGATAACACGCCCTCGCGGTTCGCAGGCTATCTGCGGGATAGAACCATTAAACTGGCTGGAGTCAAATTCGATATACAGCAGTGCTGTATTTGGATAACGCAATTTGGCGTCAATAACCTCTGTATAGCTCTCCAGCGTCATCGTATCGCCAATTTTCGCGCTATTGGCATCTGGAGTAAGCTTTCGCAGGCGCACTGTCCAGGTGCTTCCGGCCTGCGGTAAGTCGATACGATGGCTGCGTTCATAGCCGGAGGTAGTCTTGCCGGTTACGCTGGTATTAAGCACCGTCTGCCAGGTGCCGCCATCCGTCTGCAAATCAACAGCGTAGTTGATTGAATTCCCGACCAGATCGCCGTCGTCTTCCTGTTTAAAAAGCGACGGCCATTTGAGCCGCAGGCGAACGGCTGAGAGTAAAGTGTTGGTAAAAGTGTGTGTCCAGGCGGTGGTACTTGAAACTTCGGTACCCACGCTGATTTCATTTTCGGTACCGGGGATACCCTGAATGTATTTTTGCGCCTGAGTCCCCGGACGAAACTCCCAGGCCACGCCACTGAAGTTTTGCGATCCGTCTGCGTTCTCAAGTGGCGTGCCATCAAGGTAGATATCTTTAGCTGTTAGCTGCCCGGCAAACTCGCCCTCGCCCAGCGCAACAAGAATTTTGGCCTTTGCTACGGACTGGAGATCGTCAGGCTGTTCGGTAGGGGTCCGGGAACTGGAACTGCCGCCCTTGCGGCCTCTAATCGGAGTTGAGATAGCCATATCGCGCCCATAAAAAAAGCCACCCTGAGGTGGCCTGAAAGAAGTTTCATTTACTGCTGATCTTCGACGTAAATTCCGGCAGAAATAATCGCGCCGCCAATTCGTCGGCGACCGTAAAGAAGCGGTACCGGGTAGCCCTGCGCTGCGGTGTTTGTGACGCCACCGAACGCGTATGAGGCCCGGTTATCTGAGCTTTGTTTGCTGGCCAGGCCCCCTGGTTGAGGGGAAAGCATCTGGACAACGCCGCCCAGCATGACCGCAGCACCAAATTTGTAGAAGAATGGAGATGCAGCGGCCCAGGGTGTGAAATTAAGCACTGCCCCTACAGCAACCAGAACCGCACCTAAAATGGTCTGTAATACACCGGCTTTTTTACTCCCGATAATCACCGGAACAATGCGGATAACATCGCCGGTAACCGGAAAGCCAAGGTCATCCACACCGATATTTTTTTTACCTTTAAACACTGAATAAGTGAGCCCACGGCGCTGGCTGGAAATCATAAACTGCTCAAACCCCGGTATGGTCTTTGCCAGTGCAACTCCCGCCTCACTCACACGAGAAATCAGGCGGTAGTGAACTTTACCAAACGTTTTTCCCAGCTCTGCACCAAGCTCGATACGGCTCATTACTTCCTGCATGTTTCACCGCCTCCGACATCTTTATAACGGACTATTTTCATTGTGCGCTCCTGCCAGTATCCGCCATACGGCACACGCTGGCTCAGATGACCGTACAGATGGTGCAGAAGCATATTACCCTCCAGTAAAATCCCCGCGTGATTCCACTTGTCGGCCTGTACCTGCATGATGACCAGATCACCTTCCTGAGGTGGTCCTTCAAACTCCCTGAATCCGCATTCGTACCAGCAGTCCTGGTAGAAGTTTTCAGGGTAGCCGTTCTCCCACCAGGGATAGTCGACGCGGTAATCGTGGAGCTCGATACCGTGGGTCTGCCGGAAGTAGCTCATTACCAGGCCCCAGCAATCGAAATGGCCCAGCACAAACGGTCGCTCCAGCAACGGCAACTCCCCGCGCGGCTGAATAGTGCGTAAATCCCCCTCTGGCCAGCTCACGATATGCCAGGGCAGAAGCGTTGCATCACACTGCGCCTTATCCAGCTCACTGGCGTGCGTTGTCGCATCAGGATGGCTGTGCACAATGGCCACCACCGTTCCCCAGTCTTCTGCGGCGGCGTAATCTTCAGGTGAGAGGTGAAAATGCTCAGTCGGCTCTGCTGAGAGGTTTCGGCAGGGGAAATAGCGCTCTACCCGGCTTTTCTGCGCCACTACACCGCAGCACTCGCGCGGATATTCCGCTGCGGCGTGCGCCATGATGGCGTTTATAGTTTTCTGACGCATATCAGCTCCTGATGAGGGATGTACCGGGGAAGCCACCGAACGGCAGTTCGTTGCCGTCTCCGTGCCGGAGCTCGCAGGCCGTCAGCGTGCCGTTGCATTCGTCCAGCGAAGGATCGTCAACCGGATTATTGTGCTTATCGAAATAGCGCGTTCCGGCATAATCACAGCCATCGCCGGTTCGGTACTTGTTTCGGATGCACCAGGTGCATAAAGAATGCAACTGCCGTGTCGGTATCATCTGGCCCTGCAAGGCCATCGGGCTGGAAAGGATAAATTCCACTTCCTCATCCGTCTCGGTGCTTCTGGCATCGATATAAAAGACCTTCAGCTTTTCCTGTGAGGGGTCAGCTGTGGGATTGCCCTGCGGAAAGTTTCGGGCATCCAGATACTGCGCCATAGTGTCATGGATACTGACTTTCGCCTGTAGCAAATCGTCATACGCCAGACAGAGCGCTGAGATGGAGCTGTCCAGATTCGCCACCGTCAGTTTCGGCTGAGGGCTGGTACCGTCCGTGGTCGCCTCAATACCCTCAACCTGACACGGCCAGGCTTTATACTCCTCCCCCTGCCACCAGATGGACTTAGCCGGAAGTTTATTCTCATCCCCGCCAGCGGCTTCAATTTCTTCCGGGGTGTGCGCGAGAGTATGGGCGTGGAAACGGAGCACATCTGGCATGCCAAACGCCGTTCCATCGACAGAAAAAAACCGGACTTCATTGCCCGGCTCAAGTTTCTGATAATCAGCATTAAGACTCATGGTGCGAATGCCTGTTCAAACGTTGCAGTTACGGTTATCACTTTTACGTTTTTAACCACCTTTTTGAGGCTATTGGCTTCAACTCTCCACAGCGCCATATCGCCGAAAGGCGGAGTGAAAATAAACGACTTCACCTTGTGTCGGCGAAGAAAGGCATGAATTTCATTCGCGGTATTTGGATCTCCCGAAAAGGAATACTCATAGGTGCGAATCTCATCATTCAGTCCTGATCCGCTCACCTGGGCGTACCCGTCCCCGAACTGGACCTTTCTGATCGTGTCTTTACTTCCCTCAGTGGGCTGGCTGGAGACCTTAACGCTCCAGGAAAAAGTCTCTATCGTCATAACGTTTACCTGCGATTGTTCGCATTCCAGATAAGCCCACCGGGCTGGATAGCCTTAGCAATGCCCTCGTTAACAGATTTGTTAATCACCTGCTGGTATGCCTTACCCAGTCTGTTACCGTCGTTTTGCTGCTGTGCGTCACCGGAGGCATTCTCGACCGTCACCGGAGCATAAACACTGACACCGAACGGCGCACCGACGCCAGCAGATGAACCTCCACCCACATAGCCGCCACTGGCATAACCCTTCATCATTTTGTAGAGATTGCCGACACCGATCCGGCTGGTTGCCTCTTTGGTGAAAACAAATTCCCCACGGTGAACAACGCCAGCTGGCTCATATTTCCCGCCTGAACCGGTATAACCTCCACCTGCAAACCCCAGTGCCGTCGTGGCTGAATCCACCAGGCCGACCATCGCCTGCTTCATCAGAATCTGCGTCAGCATAGAGAGTGTGGAGCGGGTAAAGTCAGCCCAGTCAGCCTTTCCGCGTGTCAGCATGTCAGCCATATTCTGCCCGATGCCATCAAACGTACTGCTGGCAAACGACTTCATCTGGCCATAAGCATCAGAAGCAGAATCAACATAATCTGCCCATGCGGATTTTGCCCCGGACTGCCAGTCGTCTCGCTGCTTATCCTGCTCTGCGTAATACGCATGCAGTGCCTGTAGCTCTTTCTGATAACCGGCATCTTTTTCAGATCCACCACCATTTTTCCATCCCTGAAGAAGCTGGGCCTCTTCATTGCGTCGCTGTGCTGCACGACTACTCATGCCAGCACTTTCCGCCAGGGCGCGAGTTTTCTCCCCGATTTGGGTCACGTACTTCTGTGATGTGTCCTGTAGCCGGTTAAGCCGCTCCTGCGCCACAATCTGATCACCGAGCTTCGCATTCAGTTCTGCCCGGGAAAGCACTTCACTCTTGCTGGCCAGCAGGGATTTCTCTTCTGCTGAAAGAGTCCTTGTTTTGGCAGCCTCTTCCAGAACGGCAAAACGCGACTGCTGACGCCAGAGCTCCTGGCGCTGCTGACTGATGGTGTCATTTATACCCTTGTGCTCCTGAAGGGTGCGCAGTTGTGCTTCCAGCGCCATAGTCTGAGCACTGGCGTTGTCGGTCGCGCGGGTACCGGAAGGGGTTCTGACAGCAGAAGTTTTCTTCGGCTTTTTAAGGGTATCTTCATACTCTTTTTTCGCTACAGCCATGTTGATGTTGTAGTCAGCCTGAAGAATCCTGCCCTCTTTCAGCGCCTTGTTAAGCTCATTCTGACGCGCCGTGTATTTTTCCAGGGCTGTCTGAGTTTTGGCATAGTTTGCCTGCGCCTGCGCGGCATATTTCTGACGGTCTGATTCCGCAGCTGCTTCACGAGAGGCATTCTCCTCGTTCGCTTTAGCAATACCCGCCTGCTGCTGCGCCATATCCAGCGCCAGTCTTGCCGTTTCGCGATCATTCCAGAACCTGGCACGTGCCTCGTCGTTCACATAACGGTCACCCTTCCGCAGGTTCCAGATTTCATCGGCCTTTTTGAAAGCTGCTTCAGCTTTTGCCACCATCTCCTGCGCAGTGTCAGGACGGCCTATATCAAGTGCTGCATCCCACATCGACTTGAAGGCGCGCTTCAGGGAGTCCGCTGAAGATTCAATCAATCCCATATTGTCACGGATGGCTTTGGTCTGATCGTTGAATCCGGCAGTCGCGGCCTCGTTAGCCGCTTGCAGTGCGCCAGCCTCATCACCGGCACGCTGTAACTGCGCCACATGCGCAATCTGTTCTGCGGTAACGTTGTGAAACTGCTGGGCCATCGCGATCAGGCCCGATGTAGGGTCTGTTACGAGCTTACCGTAGGCGGCAGCAACCTTATCCACCGGCACGCCGGAGGCATCAGTAAAACGCGCCACAGCCTGGCTCATTTCATCAAAGCGCGAGCCGGTACGTACGCCAGCATTAATAAGCTCCGTCAGAGCTTCACTTGTCTGGTTGAACGTCAGCCCCGCAGCCTGACCGTTTCGCGACAGCACGAGCATGCGGTCGGCAGTCAGTCCGGCTGTGTTACCCGACAGTACCAGCGTTTTGTTGAAATCAGACAGTGTGGAAGAACCCTGGTACCAGGTATAGAACAGAGCCCCTGTTGCAATAGACAAAGCACCGATACCCACCATCACCGGGGAAATAGTCCCCAGTAGCGCACGGAATGTCGGTATGATCCCGCCAAAGGAGTCCTTAACCTGACCACCCTGCTGAAGCAGAATCAGCCAGGGATTCTGCCCACCTGCCAGCTGCGTGGCCACATCGGTAAACTGCGCCGGAAGCATACGCATCGCTGCGGTATACTGGCCGACTGAAATACCCGCCTTACGTGCGGCGATCTCCTGACGGCTGAAGGACTGCTGGATACGTAACGCTTCGTCGTTCGCCGTGTTTCCTGTCTGTTTTAATTCTTTTTTGACGTAGTTGAGCTGTTCGCTGAACTTCGTCGAGTTAACGTCAAGGTTAACGACCAGATCACCGACTGACGTCTGGGCCATAGCGCACGCCTCCTGAAATACCTTCAGCCTTCGCCATCAGCGTATCGTCATCCGGATCATCGATGTCGATGGCTTCCAATGCAGGGGAAAGGATACTGAAACTGTCCGGGGATAATTCCGGATCGGCAAAAAACAGGGTTGAGATGGTGTAGAGCAAACCGGAGAAATGAGCATCCAGTTGCGCATCATGAAAATAATTGTCCTGGTAGAAGATTTTCCAGTCGCCGTACTCCGTTGAGGACATGCCAGCAAGCATGGCACGCCAGTCCGGGCGACCGAACTCACGCGCCAGTTTCATGGCAAATTTCAGCTCACTGGCGAGGGCTTTTCCGCAGTAACAGGTTCTGTGTGCTCTTTACGCTCTTCTCCCGGCTCTTCCTGCTCATCAGTTACAGGCGCAATCATGCCGGACAGGATTTTCACTTTATATTCGGCTTCGGCGATGAGTTCAGTCGGCCATGACTGCATGACTTCATCCTGAATTTTGACCACTTCCGCCGCCGCGTTTTCTCCCAGTGAACCTTTCAGTGGGTGACCGTGCCAGAGTGACATTGCGACGAGGTACGCTCCACTCTTCACAGTGAGGGTAATGGCCGCCTGAAAATCGCCCTCTTCTACCGCTTCCAGTTGTTTCAGGTATTCGAGGTGTTCAATACGTTGCAACGCCGACAGCTGGAACAATGTGACACTGCTACCGTTACTTTCCAGCAGTTCGCTCTTTAGAAACATAATAACTCCGGGGAAACGGGGCTCACGCCCCGGTTATCAGGAAACAGTGACTTTGCAGATCGCCACAAAGTTACCGTCATTGCTCATGACGATGATTTCAACGGTGCCTGCCGCCACGCCGGTGACGGTCAGGGTATTGCCGCTGACGGTGACCGTTGCTTTTGTCGGATCTGAGCTGGCTACACGGAAGGATTTATCTGACGCACTGGCCGGAAGGACAGAAACCGCCAGTTGCGTCGTGGCCGCGACCGCTACAGTCGCAGTGGATTTATCCAGGCTGATCCCCGTGACAGCAATCGGCGCGGTACCACTGTCCTCTGCCAGTGATGGTTTGCCGTTGTTGGTGATTTTGGCCGTGCGGGTCATGACCTCTTTGGAAGTAATGGTTTTACCGAGGCTGCTCACCCAGCCCTTAAAGACGTCGACAACACCATTTGGGTATTTAATTTTATATCCCCTCACGGTGCCCTCATCAAACCAGTTCACCAGGTCTTGCTGGCCGGAATCTCCCGGCATCCACGCGAGCGTCAGGTTGGTTTCACCTGCTGATTTCTGCCCCTGCATCGTTGATGTCCAGTCGGCATTCTCATCATCGATGTAAGTGTCATCTTCTGACTCTGCGGTCAGTTCTCCGGGCTGAAGGTCTTTAATTTTTGCCAGCCGCAACCAGCCAACGTCTGAAAGCGGATTGGCGTAGGGGTCTCCGGTGCCGGTGTAAACCCAGAGAGTAGTACCAGCACCTTTTGTTGGTGCCAGCGGATTTGGTGTGGCCATAGGGTCCTCACATTTCGTAAGTAATGGAATATTTCAGGTCGGCAGAACTCCACAGCGCCATATCATCATCACGCTGATAGTCATAACCCTGCTGAACCATTGTGGTAATAAGGGATTCAAGCCCCGGAACCTCTGCGAGTACCGGATACACTCGCGTCTCCATCCAGTCATCCAGCTCAGAGTCAGGCACCTGTGCCTCAAGAAAGACTTCGATATGCAGAATGGCCTGCCAGCAATCGGCATCCAGCTCTTCCGCTGTGTATTCCGCGTCTGTCAGGTAAACGGCTATAGCCGGAAAATCCCCCTCTTCAAGTACTGCTGGTCTACCATCAAAATAAATAGCGCCAGTACCAATCGCGCCTTCAAGCGCGTCAATTATTACCTTGCGGATATCGCTGTGTTTCATCGTGTCAGAATTAACCTGAGTTGGTTGGTGAGAGAGGCTCGGAGCTCTTTGGGCATATCTGATTCCATGAGCTTCGGCAGTTCTTCTTTAAACGCTGTGGTTAACGGAGCTGCCAGCGGGATACTGACCACTTCAATGGGATAACGGGGTTTTGACGTTCGCCTCATGACATGCCAGCGACCGTTTTTAAGTTGCTGGATAAAACCGCCAGGGAAACGAAAAGGCCCGATACGCAGAACGCTGTTTGCCCCCTTCTTGTCCCGTTTCCTGCGTGAAAGGCGCACACTTGCGGTACCGAGTTTTATGGCTGGTAAATTGCCTCGGTTTACACGGATAAGCGCACGTGGTTTATTAACCGTCGCGCGCTTCACCCTGGCGCGCTGCTTCACCAGTTTTCTCGGTACACGGGTGTCTTTTGATACGACTGCCACGCTGCGACTGACGGCCCGGTTTGCTACGCGGTTAACGGCCTGCGCCGACGCACGCGGGACAGCCGTTTGGCTGATGCTGTTAAGGTTTTCGATGGCCTGCTCAAGCCCTTTTATTGACATGAACACTCCTTAGCGGCGACGCGAGGAAGCAGGCGGTGAACCATTACCCAGCCAGATGTGACAGGAGCCGCAATCATCCGGACCAATACGATCAACCCAGAATGACCGTCCGTTAATTGTCAGGGCGTCCATACGCTTCAACTGGCTAACCGCAGCCGTATTCACAAACAGCGTCGGGCTGGTACCTTCGACACGTACTCCCGCACCGGCATAACCAATGTTTTCTGGATCATCGAAAACGCCGACCAGGGTAGTTCCTGATAAAGCACCTGATATAACCTTTGCCTCTGTACCCATCACCCCGAGAATAGCGCCGTCCGCACGCGACATGGCCTCATCAAAGAGGTTATCGAAATCAGACATTCGCCCCCCTTCAGACTTCGCGAGCCAGCCCCTTCTCGATCAGCTCGTCGGCATCCTGTTCAGATACGCGGATAATCACACCGGGCTCAACGATGGATATCGTTTCGTTCCGCGTGGCATGCAGCGCGTCAACATGCAGTGTGGCCAACGTTTCAACTGATACCCGGTCATCGGTTGTGGTCACTACCGATTTTGTTTTCTCCGTATCAGCAAAATCACTGCCGGTGTTGTCGGCGCTGTCGGCGCTGTCGGCGCTGTCGGCGCTGTCGGAAGAATTTTGTTCTCCGTTTTCACCGTCAACCGAATCAGTGTCGCCATCCAGCTCCTCTTCGAGTTCAGCAATACGCATCGTAAGTTCCTGAATCGTGCCGCTGGTGCTTACGTCACGGTTAAGCTGAGTACCAAGTTCACTCAGCCGAGCGATCAGCTTTTCTTTCTCTGTCATGGGAAATACTCCAGAAAGGTGGCCCGACAGGGCCACTGGGGGAATTTATGCCAGCTTGACGGACACGAATGCGTCAGGGTCCGGCAGCAGCATCAGCGGGGCTGACTGAATCATGGTGAATTCACGCGCCGGATCGCCCGACTGCACCCAGTTTTTCGGGTAGCGTGCCGAGGCATTGATACCTTCGCGCTGGGCATCAGCATCAAGAATGCAACCATAGGTACGCAGGCCGCGGGCTTGGGTATTCCCCAGCACCATCGTCAGGTCCGGCATATAGTTCTTTTTGACATCGTTTTCGACGTACTGGCCGGAGTACACCACGATGGCCACATCGCCATACATACCCTTGTATGAAACAGCCGTACCAAGGTCTTTCACGGCGGTTTCCAGCTCAGAATTAGAGCCACGACGCGTATCCAGCTTCTCCTTCACTGCCTTGAAGGAACGGAACAGCGCCCAGCCCTTCGGATCGAACACAATGATGTTGACCACACCGCTGGCGTTGAGCGCGTAGGTTTCAATGTCATCGGTCGGGTCATACGTTTCTTTGTCGCGGGAGGACCACGCAGCCGCACCGGCCTGGACAATGTTGTTACCAGCGCTGCGTCCCATATCCACTTCAACAGGATCAAACGCTTCCCCGGTCATGGTGTATTTTCCGCTGAGCACCGCCGCTACTGCCTGTTTCTCTTCGACCTGGGCAATCGCGAGCTCTTCATCCTTCATGTTCTGGAGAATGATGCGGCGACGGCGATAGACGGGGTCAGCGAGATTTTGCGGGTCTTCATCCGGCAGGCGGCGAAGAGTCATCAGTGGGTTAACTTCGTGTTTTGGCTTCACATAACCCGGCGTAAATTCAGATGTGCTGCCACCACGGGAGCGGATCACTTTGCCGGAGACAATCGGCGAGACGTACAGCGCCATATTGACCAGACCAGGAATTTGCGACAGGTAGACCTTCTCTGTACTGAAGGGATAAGTTTCGCGGAAAAAGATGCGCAGGAAGAGCGGATCAAATTTGAATTTCTTCTCGTTGACCGCCAGCAGCTGGGCAGTAGTGTAAACGGACATAGATTTTTCCCGTAAAAAAAGCCGCTTAAGCGGCTTTTATGAATGATGATGATTGTAAAAACGTGGATTAAATGATGCTGATGGCGGTTCCGGCGAACGCGTTACGCTTAATATTTTCGTCGGTGACAGCGGATGGCCAGAGGACATCTTCAAGACGGAAAGAACCGGACTTGTGATATGTCAGCTCTGTGCTGTTCTGATCTGCTGTTACAGCCAGAATGCCCGTTGCCGCGCCAGCGTGAGCGCCGTCCCAGACGGTCAGCTTGCCAGAAGTAGCATCCAGCATGAGGGGTGTCATTGCTGGCGTGGATGCCGTCAATTCACCAGGACCATACGCGGTATGCGCCGGGTCACTGTTACCGAGCGGCTGGTAATGAGTGAAAACTTCGGTAGTTGCCATAATAGCCTCTTAAACGGGGGTGTTTAACAAATCGTCCGCAGCATCAGAAGATGCGCTGCCTGCTGAGAGTGCGCCTGGTGCTGTTTCCATGAGACGATCCAGTGCCGTGTCGGTGCGCGCCTGGGCGCTTTGTGGTGCGGCGGCCAGAATGCGCTGCGCACTTTCAACCGTCATACCCGGCGTTTCGGCCAGCGCTCGAGCCTGAGACTCTCGCCCTTTCGCCTCTTCGCAATTAAGGATTCCCATGATGCGACCGTTCTCTGCGGACACGGCTGCCGAAATCTGAGCACTGACATCTTCATGGGTAGCTGCGGCAGCGGTTGTCGTGTCAATGGTGGTGACCTGTTCAGCCGGTGCAGTAGTCTGAGTTGTTACCTGTTCAGCTGTCTTATTGGTGGCTGCGGATGCAGAAGGTGATGGCATAGTTCCTCCAGTGGTTATTTTTTTGCGTCTGTCGAGTGCTTCACGCATCACGCCGAGCGCATCTGTATTGTTAACAAGCTCATCGGCCAGTCCGTTATCTACGGATTCCTGGCCGGAGAATACTGCCGCTTCAGTGTCCAGTACGGCCTGCACGGACATACCGGTATAAGCGGAAACTTTTTCGGCAAACATCTGACGAGTGGCATCGATACGCGTCTGAAAATCAGCGCGAACGTCTTCAGGTAATTTTCCGTAAGGGTTGCCGTCGACCTTGTGATCACCGCTGTAAATCAACGTGACCTCAACGCCGTTAGTTTTGAGCGCTGCGCCATAGTTGCTATGAGCCATCATTACACCGATGGAGCCCGTTCTGGCTGTCTGTGTGACCATCCTGCGCGATGCAGCACTGGCAATGAGCTGGCCAGCACTACAGTTCATATCATTCGCCAGAGCCCAGATGGGTTTAATATCGCGCATCCGGGCAATGATATCGGCACAGTCGAAAGCCCCCGACACCATTCCGCCAGGCGTGTCCATATCCAGCAGAATGCCGTCAACGCCGGGGTCACTGATAGCCTGTTGCAGGCGAGCAATAATTCCGTTGTAGCCCGTCATGCCAGAATAGGGCTGAAGAGATCTGGTTTTACTGACAAGCGTGCCAGAAACCGGCAACACCGCGATTCCATTTGCCACCTGATAGCTACGTGATGGCCGGGGTCCCATATCGTCATCATCGCCAAACAGCGCCAGGGGCTCTGCTATCTGTTCAGCACCCAGCGTGACACCAGAAACGGAATCGGTCAGACGGGTAATTCCCAACTGCCCTGCCAGCGCGCAAAAGAAAACCCGCGCGTAGGCGGGTTCAAGTAGCAACGGCTCATTAAAGGCCATGCTGGCGATATGTGGAAGATTACGCAGCTCGGGCGTCATCTTTATCCTCCTCATTTGTTTTTTTCAGCCCTGCATCAAATGCAGCTGCCGCCCATGCAGGAGGTTTGAGCCCCGCTTGACGGCGCTCCATAGTCTCACGTACCTGCTGAGAGAATATTTCCTGATAGTCGTCTCCGCGTTTGGCACACTCCTTCTCATAAGTGCTGAGACCAGCTTCAATCAGCATGACGGCCTCCTGCACCTCCTTCAGCCCATCAATAGCCATGCGCCCCGAACCAATCCAGTTGGCGTTACCCCAGGCTGTTCTCGCTTCCTGGAAGCTAAATCTCGCATTAGAAGGGAGCGTAACAACCCTGCGGGCAATTGCTTCTTCCAGCCAGCACACGAACATCTGACAGGCCATACGAGCCGCTACGAACTTACGACGCCCCATAAAGAAGGCCCAGGACTCGTTCGCGCTGGCGCGTGCGGTCGAGTAGCTCATCTGGGAGTAGTTTCGTGAAAGCTGCTCATACGACACACCCAGCCCTGCTGCAATATAACGCAGCAGGGATTGTTCGAACGTTGAATAGCCGTTATCGGTATCCTGTGCTGACTGAAGGTTCAGGGAATCGCCCGGCAAGAGATGAGGAACTCTCGCTCCACCGAGGCGAACCGGCGCAGCAGAGTAATAAGATGCCATTTCGCCAAGCCAGCCAGTCAGCTTATTTTGCTGCTTACTATCGGCTCCGAGGATAAAGTCCATTGCCGTATCGGTATCCAACTCACTTTCGATGGTGGCTGCATACATCGCCTTTACTATCGCGCTCTGGAGCTGCGTATTTTGTAGGGTGTCGAGCATTTTCATCTGCTCCATCACGCTGTAAAACGCATTAGCCCCGCGAGTTTGCCCATCTTCCAGGGGTTCGAACACATGGATAAATGAAGGCCTTCCTCCCGGCAATTCACGTGGGATATAGGTCCAGTTTTGCGCCATCCAGCCAGGATAACCGTCATCACTGACGTAATATCCCAGCGCTGCGCCGCTATCATTAATTTTTACACCTGCCCGACAGTTCCTGGAATCACCAGTATTATTGGGATTACTGATACGTTTCGGACTGACCATTTTAAACTGCGTGCGGAAAAGACGCGTTGAATCACTATCCCAAGTAGGCTGCACGCACAGCTCACCGTTAAATGCATGCGTTGCAACTCCTTCGCGGATCATCATCGTAAACGTCCGCTTGCGCTCGGCATCGACTCCGCAAAAATCATCCTCCGCATATTCATACCAGGCGGCCTCCACCTCCCTGGCAAACGCGCGGCTTTCCTCTTCTTTAATGCCGAGATAACGCCAGCTAGGGCAGTAACTCAGTCTGAAAAATGAACCGACGATGTGATCCTGGTGAAGCTGCACGGCGTTAGCCGCATAGCCATTATTTCTAACCAGATCGTCAGCACGGGCATTTCCACGGGAGAAATTAGGCAGAAGTGCAGCATCAGCACTTTCACTCTGAGGATTCCAGGCGTTCAATTGCCCACCGAAACCGCTGCCTCCGGCATGGTACCCAGCATATTCTCGCAGAGACGTTTTTCCGTCCGGACCAACTAAAGAAGGTATTGTCATACGTAAAACCTTGCTGGCCCCCGGCGTCGTGATGTGTTTCCTACCTGAGATTCAAGGTCGGCAATGTACTTTTTCAGATCGCTGACTGAAGTAGCTGTAAATTCCACCCTTCGGCCATCTTTCTGTACCGTTGCCACCCGTTTACCCATCATCAGGTCATGTAACGCTGCGCGCGCGGCATCCAGTTCAGTCTGTGTTGCCATTATTCCTCTCCAGATAAAGCCCGCGCGTAATCCGCCAGGGTCTTGTTATTGTTACGGGAGCCTTCTTCTTCCAGCAGGCTGGCCAGAAGCGAATCAAGGTTAAGCTGCCAGCGTGATATGCTGATACGAAGCGCCGCCAGTGCGTAAACGAAGCAATCCAGAGCCTCATTTCGCCTTTTTTTGCTGTCCCATATGATTTTTCTTTTACCATCGACCCACTTCTCGACCAGTTCTTCAGCGGTCAGCTGCTGCGCCTCTGAAAGATCGTAAATATCGGGGTTATTAGGGAAGTGAACGGCACCGGCCAGAGGCTCGTCACCTTCAACAATCAGCGTGAAGCGGTTATAAATCTGCTCTTTAGCGGTATCAGTACCCACTTCAGTCAGATAAACACCGTTTTTGTTGCGCTTACGTGGCATGTTCGCCACTGGTTTTCCATAAACCGAAGCACCCTTTATCGGGATCACGCGAAACAAACCGTGTTTTTTTGAGCGGTTGTAGACGATAGTGGGATCAATACCACCGATATCCCAGCAAATACGGGAAATAGGCATTTCTACACCGTTTCGGCGTGTATATGTCTTGTTAATCGCCTCATCCACACGCGCAAGAGTTGACTCATCATCGTGACGTCCCATGATGATTTGCCTGTCGATAAGCCAACTTTCCTCGCCTGGTCCCCACCCCCATACACGCATTTCGTAACGGTCGAGCTGGGAATCTATACCCGCCGTCAGATATGCCACTCGCTCAGGTACGGCTGCATCAAAGTGCTCTATGCGCTCAGCTAAAACATCCGCATCGGGGCGATCACCGATTTTCGCTTCCCACGTCTCACCCAAGGTGGTGTTAACGAATGTCTTACGTTTACCCGTATCACCTTGCGTTTTGAACCAGTCTTTCACAATCTGTACCCAGGTGGTGAACGGGCTATAAGCTGTCCAGATGTGGAAGGTTACGCTTTCAGGTGGGTCGATTTCTGCATTGGAAGATGAGAACCAACGAAGTCCGTCACGAGTCCATATTCCTGTCAGTTCGCAAATGTAACGAGCGTTGGAAAAGTCCAGTTCATGCTGCTTAATGACACAGGCATTATGTTCACAGAGGTAGTAAACCGTCTCAGCCTGCTCTGGCTCCCATTTGAAGCCGAAAGGCGTATCCCGATCGCCAAATTTGAGGTACTGCTCCTCACCACAATGCGGGCATGCAACATGAAAACGCATAAAATGCCCGGACTCTTTTGCTGCTCGCTCTATCTGGCACGTTCCACGCAATTTTGGTGTTGAGCCGCGTATGGATTTGGGCCAAACAGAACCCTCAATACGCTTATCCCCCAGGAAGGTCGGAGACCCTTCTTTCTCAATGTCTGCATCAAACGCAGCCAGCTCATCGTAACCAACAACATCGACAGATTTTTCGCGATAGTTCTTTGCAGATTTACCACCCAGGCACCAGAAACCGCGTCCGTTCGTAAAACGCTTCATGGACAGGGTGTTGTCCCTGTGTTTTTTCCCGTACCAGGGGGCGAGCGACAGCAATGAGGGAACATCACGAATCGTCGGTTCAACGTGTGACTTCATGAAATTATCTGCGTCGCCGTCGGTCGGCAGCCACAGCAACTCATTACGTTGTTTATGCTCGATGAAATAAGCAATGACGCCGAGGAGCATTTTCGAATAGCCCACTCGCGCCGACTTAATTACGTTAACAATGCGAATATAGTCGCTGCCCATCGCATTCATGATCGCGCGCTGAAATGGCAGTGTTTCCCAGCGCCCTTCCTGATAAGCGGATTCCTTCGGAAGGTAATAATGCGCATCGGCCCATTCGACAGCTGTCATGGGTTCCGGGCGGTATAGTGATTTCAGACCAGCTTTTACCGCTGTTCGCAGATTAGCTACCTGACTGGTCGATATAATCATTCAACAACCCCGGAATCCGTTCATCCAGCGCCGCAGCCTTATTCATCGCCTTTATTACGTCCCCTTTCAGGAACTCGATATGCCGATTTTCCAGTTCAGGGAAACGGCGCTGCATCGAGAGTGGGATGCCATCCAGAATACTGGATATTTCAGCGGCTATTCTGGATAACACGAAGGTACAAAACGCTGTCTCTACGACCTCGCGACGCTTTTTCTCATTTGCCAGTTCCGCCGCATCCGCATTCGCACGAGTTAAACGCCAACGTTCATAATCAATATTGACGCTATCATCGTCCTCGCCTGGCGATGGTTGTAGTTTTCGGCTCTGGTGTTCGATGCGGTTATCAACGACTGAGCGAACGTCAAAGAAGACTTCTCTCCCTTTCTTCTCTACAGGCTGGACGCCCCATTTATCAAAGGCCTGGACAGATATTCCCAGCGAGGAAGCCATATCAGATTTATTCAATAGCACGGCCATATTTCCTCACCTGTTTTCAGCAATGATTAAACAACAACCTCATGTCCAAAATTTTCATATATAGCGAGAATCTGCGCGGACGCCGCCCCGTAACAGGCCGGATTGCCGGAAAGGACCCATGCAACCCGGAGGGCGCTGGGACAGGCATCAAAATCCATGTTTCATCCGAGCCCATACCGCACCGCCTGGCTTGAGCGCGTTGCGGAGAGCATCGTTCACAGCTTCGTGCATCGCCTGTTGCAAGCCAACTACTGAAGCTGTTTGCGCTTCAATCTTTGCCTGGAGGGATGCGAACAAATCGCTTTCACGCACGGCATCAATGACGGCCTGCTTCGTTTCATCGCCAAGTGCGATATTTATCTTCGTTTTTGTTGCGACGGCGTTTCCGATAATTGATTGAGCGGCTTCATGCACATGAAAGCGATCAGCCATAAACTCAACGTTGCTCTGGCCATCTTCAACACCGAGAGTCATGCCAGCTTCGTGCAGTTTGCCTTTGTCGACGACGTTCAACTTCACGTTATAGTTCGTAGAAACGATGCCATTGCCTATCTTTGCTTCGTTAATAAAGCACTGGCCACGAAATACTTTAAACGTCTCACTGTTCCGGATTTCGTCTTCCAACCACTGGGCGATATCGCCAGCATCAACAGATGATTCGCCTTGAATCCAGTCACTAACCTGCCAGTCTCGGATAGAACCGTTCGCTGCGACGATGCGCACCCGTACCTGCACGCGCTCACCACTTTTAAGACCGGAAATAAGATGGCTAGTATTCGGATAATATATGCACTCTTTCACTAGCCGCCCGTCTTCGCGGAGGCATTGCAGTTCCAGCTTGGAAAACCAGCTGCTGCCATTTGGCCATTTCCATTCGACGTTTACACCAAACGGTTTAGACATCGTTGCTACATGACTGATGCTTACAGGTCCTGACATGATGAATCCTTTTAGATGTGTTGAGGAAACTCTCATAGACATGAGCGCTATACGCGACGCAGATTGGGCAATGAACCCGTTACGCTATACGCGACGCAGATTGGCCAATGAACCCGTTCCGCAGCAACGCCCATGTCTATGAAAACGGAAAAGCGTGCGACCGTGGTCGCACGAAAGCGGAACTCTCGTTTTTATAGTTTGTTTTAGCTTGCAGCTTCGGCCACTGGTGGGTAATGAAGCGTCGAGTAAACCGGTAGCTCCATCTTGTATGCGTAATGGTATTCCGCAGTGGCGCCAGATGATGTCTGCCAGCCTGGCAGCATCAGGATTGCGTCAGCACAGCGGAGCATCGCGAAACAGATGTCCATGAACTCGCGCTGCTCCAGGCCATCCGGCAGGCTGGCCGGGTTAAGAACGGTATGGCCATGACGCGTCAGACGCTCCGCTTCTTTATTGAAAGCGTTACGGTTAAAGTTTTCACGGCCAGTCATTGGCCCAGCGATATAAACTTTCATCAGATATCGCCCTGCCCTTTATCTTCCAGAGCCAGAACGCTGTGCTCTTCTGACCCCGAATACGCAATCAATCCATCGTAATCAGGAAAGTTATCGAAGCCTGGAATTTGGCCATGACAGATAGTGTATTCAGGCTGGCCTTCTTCTTCTGCGAATTTGGCCAGAGCCTTAATCTGTTCCAGTGTCAGTTTGATTTTCGCCATTTTCTCTCCGCTGATTTCAGCTATAAAAAAGCCCCGCTATCGCGAGGCTCCTGATTGGTTGTTTGACTCTCTCACCGAGTTGTAGATACGTTCACACGTCATTCCTGCTCGGTAGCTTTCGTCAGATCGTTCAGCATAATATTTAGCTTCTGCTGCAAGACTTCCGAGCATGTCGGCGAGCATTGCGGCGTTGGCTCCGGCTGTTTTGCCTCTGACGGCAGCGGCAAGATCTGCGGTGTGCTTTGCGGCGTCCAGGCGGGTAGCGAGTTTTCTTGCCTGTTGCTGCAACTGGCTAACAGTGCCAGACAAACGGGCAGAAACAGCGCGCGCAGCAGCTGCTTGTTCTTGAGCATCTTTAACGGCCTCATCTCGGGCAATAAAACGCCCTTGCTCTATCATTCTGGCGGCAGTTTGGGCATTAACTTGACGTGAGGATTCAGCGCTATCACGGTCGGACCACTTTTTTTCCCATGCCCGGTCACTCCAGACATTGCCAGCGATAAACGCACTGACCACAACTATCAGCACGACAAAATGCTTCCACCAGGCTTTTATTACTGCGATTAACGGGGAAGGATTCACTGGTCTATCTCCCAGCAGGTAAGCGCACTCTCCTGGTCGCGTCGCTCAACCTGCCCATAGCAGCCATTCTTCTGGCCCTTTGTCAGTCGGCAGTCGCGGCCTCCATCTTTTATCCACCATCTGATCGCCTCGCATGCCCCTTTGCGATCTCCAGCATTGAGACGCTTATAGAAAGTCGACGGGAAACATTTGCCGGGGCCAATGTTGTATGGGCAGAAAGATGCGATCCCCGCTTTCTGAGGTTCGGTCAGCGGCACCTTAATATTGCGGTCAACCCACGCCAGCGCCTTATTGCGTTCGATAGCGTTCACCTGGTTGCATTTGGCCTGCGTCAATTTCATACCTTGCCGCACCGGCTTACCATCAACCTTCGTAGCACCTCGACAAATCGTCCAGATGCCACCGCCATCTTTGTACGCCGTGAGGCTGTTACCCTCTTTCTCATTCAGGAACTGGTCGAGAATTTGCGGGGCTGACGCTCCAGCAAGAATTAAACTCAGTACCGCTGCGCTTAATTTCGCCCTGTTAGCCATTATTCGCCTGCCTTAGCGAGTACATCAGCAACTACGCTCACCGCTGCCGGGCGATCTTCAATAGGCTTATCACTAACTTCTTCCAGGTAAGCCTGTATCATTGCCGTTCGCTTCTCATCTTCTTTGCGACGGCGTCGCGCATCAATTCGTCCGTTGATGAAAGACGCAAGGGAAATTAGAAGCCCCACAGCCCCGAAAAACATGTAAATCATGTCCTGGGTGGTAAAACCCAGCGCTGCCGCTATGGTTCCAAGCCACGCAAATAATTGCGTGAAGATGTTCCCTGAGTGATCGTTCATTCTCATGGTCTCTTACCTCGCTTTTGCGGAGGCTGTGTGCAGATGAAACGCCGCCCAATGCATTAACGAAAAACGCAATGATGTCGCCAGGACGGCACCAATAAAAAACCCGCCAATGGCGGGTTGTATAAGTGAGATCAGCTATCTTCTTTTTCTACTAATTCTTTTACTTCTTCTACTGTTTGCAGGTACCGCTCTTCTTCAATTTCAACACCTATCGCTTTACGGCCCAGCTTCAGAGCTTCCTTAATCGTACTACCTGAGCCCATGAAGAAGTCAGCAACCACATCTCCGGGGCGCGAGCTGCTCCTGATGATGTGTTCCATCATTTCGGCTGGCTTTTCGCATGGGTGTTTCCCTGGGTAATACTGAACCGGTGGGTATACCCATACATCCGTATAGGGAACATCTGCTGTTACCGAGAAAGGACGGCGTAGCCCTTCATACTGAGCTTTCAGATCGTCATATTGCGCTTTTACCGCATCGTACTGTGCTTTTAGGTCGTTATACTGTTTTTCATGTTCGTTATAGCCCACATCAAACGGCGGAGGGCATTGAACACCGATGACTTCAGCACGCCGCTGGAACAAACCGTGTAGCTTGTTGAAATCATCAAGCCCCGGCAGCTGCCATTGCGATGCTGAAAACCAGTGCGAACACATCTTTTTACCTGTCGCAGCGTTAATGTCTGCTGCTGAAATACCCAACTGCTGGCGGGCTGACACAAATGCCCCAATCAACGGAGAAAATACGTCTTTCCTCAACGCTGCACATTTACTTGCATACCCCGACTGGCCTTTTGCATAGCCAGACGCGCCGTAATGTTCAGCAAATATGATGCGCTCGGTTGCCGGGAAAAATGCACGCAGGCTCTCTTTATTTTGCCGCCGCCATACACCGCTAGGTTTAGCCCAGGTGATGTGGTTCAGAACATTGAAACGGTCGCGGGTAAGCAGTTCTATTTTTGACGCAAGCCGCGAACCGGTAAACATATACAAGCTGCCATTTGGGGCCAGTATTCGCCAGAACTCCGCCAGGAACTCATCAAGCCAGCCCAAAAATTCCGCATCGCTTTCCCACTGGTTATCCCAGTCGTTCGACTTCACCCCAAAATAGGGCGGGTCAGTCGCGATCAGATTTACGGAATTATCGGGGATGGTTTTAATGAATTGCAGAGAATCTGCGCAAACGAGCTGCGCGCCGTTGATTTGTGTAGTTTTTAACATAGCTATTATGTTTCTGCCTGGGTAAGCTAACCCTGCGATGCGCATCGCGGGTGGGCTTTGGGTTCAGCCTATACCTCTGGCATGGGTTGACCGCGGGATGAGCTGCAACTCGTCCCGCGCCCACTTTTTCAGGCACAAAAAAACCGCCCGTAGGCGGTTATTCGGAAGTCAGGCGTAAAAATCCCAACTTAGAAAAAAGATACCTAAAAATAGCTGTTTTGCCAACCTTTTTAGTTTTTATTCCGTGCGACCGTGGTCGCACGATATCAGAAAATTCCTTTTTTATACTCGTTCGTGAGTGAGTATCGTCCGAAAGCGCCGCGCTGTGCGACCCCAAAACAAACCATCTGCTCAACGATAAACTCTGCTGTTGCCTCGCTTATCCGGCAGGCATTACTCAGCTCTGCCAGGCTTATGCGTGGATGCCCACGCATTACGGACTCAATGCTTAACGCTTCCTCGGTCATGTTCCGGCGTATTTCTTTCGCGTTCATATCGCCCCCTTAGTCTTCGAACTGATAATCGACATCGGCCATAAATTTATTCAGTTCCGCCAGTTTAGGTTCCATCGTGCCAACAAGACGGCCTGCAAGGCGCTCTGTCAGGTCCTTGCTGTTAAAGCTGTATTCATATTCAAAACGTTTAACTTTTTGCCACAACTCATAGAGTTCGTTGGAAATATCTGCCGCATCTTTGCGCATTTTTTCGTTGCCTTGATAATTCATAATTTACTCCTGATTCAGGCGGTTATGGGCTTTTCCCCTCTCAACGACACGAACTGTAACTCTGCCCAAGGAACACAGCCAGCATTATTTTTCACTTTTTAGTGAAATTTGCTTATTGTGCGAAAGTTATCTTTTTGGTATATTTTCCACATCAGGAGGCTATACTATGTTTAACGTGATAACCCACCCGGCAGCGCTGGATGAGCTACAAGAACTACCTGATGAGCTTCGCGGTCGTATGACCCGGCTTATCGAGAGACTGGAAAGCGAAGGAAACAAGCTGAAAATGCCTCACAGCCGTGTTATTGGCGGAGGGCTATTCGAATTAAGGGTAGGGGACAAGAACATCGCGAGAACGTTGTACGCTTACGCTGTTGGCAACGAAATCTACCTACTACACGCATTTGTTAAGAAGACGCAAAAAACACCCGCGAAAGCGATTGATATAGCCAGATCGCGTCTGAAGGAGATGAACTGATGAAAGTAAAAGGCATCCCGTTTAACCAGGTTAAAGAGAAGCTGCTCGACACCCCGGAGGCCATCCGGGGGTATGAGGAAGCCGACAAGGAGTTGGCGATGGTAGAAATGCTATACGAAATGAGGGAGAAGGCTGGCCTGACGAAGTCTGCGCTGGCCGAACGTATGGGGTTGCAACCGTCAGCAATTAGCCGCCTGGAAAGCAACCCACTCGGTGCCAGCATGAAGACACTATCTCGATACGCTAAGGCTTGCGGCGCAAGCATTGATATACATGCTGTGTACTGATTAAACCGTTTAACTGCCGGTGAATTAACAAGGGAAAGGTGAGGATATCCTCACCTTTCCCTTTTTATTCACCAATCTGGCGGCTGCGCTCTACTGCGACAACATCCCTGCATTTGTGGACCATGCAACGAGACATGCGCAGAAGACGTGCCGCCTCATGAAGATGAAGACTGGCCTCTGGTGAGGCCATAACGGTGCTCACCATATCCAGGACAGCATCGAGATCGCTTAGCTGGGAATCAAGTTTTTCACAACATGATACGGCTGCATCTGTCATTGAATCGTATACCATTTAGTCTACCAAGGTTATTTAATACTGTATATAAACACAGGAGAATCCGCAAACGATACAGCCATTTTTTGGCAATTTTTTTGATTAAACTACTGAATTGTCCGGTACTTATGCGAACGGCCAACACCACGCTCCATTTTTTCCAGGGTTCCATCCCTGACAGCACTGTTCAGAATTTCCCGAATTGTCCTTGTATTCAGACCGATATCGAACGCCAGCATTGAGGGGAAAATAAAACCGTCTCCTCCGCTGGCCAAACTGCTTTCGCTTCTCTGGCGAAGTCGTTCGAGTAGTAACGCTTTTTTGTCCATTTTTAACCCTCCGTGACCAGTCACGCTTTAATGGCCAGCTTCAATCTGAGAGTGGTCAGCTGGCACGTACCCTCGCCATCGAACAGACACTCAGATACCGGAAGTTCCTGCCCACACCGCGTACACGAACCGGAAAGTTTCTTTTGCAGCTCTTTGTAGTTTTTGCGGATCAGCAGACCAATTACTTCATTTTCTGAATACGGCTCTCGGCCAGGACGGCGCTGCGTGCAAATCTCACCGAGCATGCGCAGTTCCTCTGGTTCCAGAACCCAGTCCCGCCTAGTAGTCCCTTGCTTTTTCAGCTTCTCACGGCGGATTCTTTGCCGTTCTGCTGGTGTTAGTGCCATCGTTTAACCTCCTGTGGTGCTGCCGCTGGCCACATACATTTCCTGGCGGTGATCATCGCAAAGCATCCTCAACGCCAATCAGTCCCTTTGCGCTCAAATAGGCCATAGCATCATCGGGTAACTTGCTGCCTGATTTGGCGTTCCTCAAGGAGTGGGCTAACCGCTTGACCCACATAGTTAGTTCACGCACGGTTACTATCGGTGCTGGCGGAGCGGCGAATAGCTCTGTACCAACAGCAGGTTTGCGAGGCACACCGTTATCTGCGTACCAACAAACCCCAACAGTCTCAACCTTCGCCACCGGCTCGGCACCTTTCTCCGCTTCGAGCGATGCCAGCGCAATCTTCATCGCCGCCAGCGCCATAGCCGCGTCTTCGTTTACTGCGCCTGGCGTCGCATCGCGCTCCTCTTCAAGCTCCGAGATTGTCTTCAGGAGCCATTCTTTGGTAAGTGTGCTCATGGGTTAGTCCATCCTTCCGTAGTGTTCGGCTGCGGCCTTACGCCAGTACGTAAAACTTTCATCCAGCTTTTCTTTGTCATACGTTGCATTCGCCTCCGCAGTGGTCATTGCATAGCGCCCACTTAAAGCCATGTCCTTCCAATTCGAATGGATGCCTGACCCCTCTACTGCATCACGCCACGCACTGGGGGCATCAATACCGCATCCAACGACAGTTCCCCCAGAAGAAATAACCAGGTACAGTTCTTTAATCTTTACTCGTTTGGCCATGATCACTATCCTTTCCCGGCTGCGGCGAACAGCACTTTGTTGTAATTGTTCTGGCAGTCGATATAGCCCTTCGCATAGTCCTCAGTGGCACCGTAATGGCAAATCTGGAACTCTGAGAACTGCTTTACGCCACTCGCTAACGCCTGCATTTCAGCAATTCGCTTCTCTGCGGCTTTCAACGCTTTCCGGGATTCAATGACCTCACGAATGATGCTTACAACGTCAGTACATTCCTGCGCGTATTCGTGATCGTTAATCTCCATGGCGTCTTGTCCTGCGCCGTAGAAGTCCTGTAAACGGAAAAGTAACTGACCATCAGTTAGTGTGTCGGAACATTTAGTTGCTCCCGGTCTGCCGGTGATGATGCCTTTGCTATACATATCCATCAGCATGGCGAACTGGGAACGAGCAGACACGATCAGCATGTAGCGAACACAGTTGGCAAACATATTGGTGTCTTCATCGTGCAGCAGCTCCTCAACGTCGTTACCCCCTGTGTTATGGAATAACGGCAGGAGCGAACGCATCCACTCTGGAACCACATACATTTCTTTGGGTGATCTGCTCATTGGATTGCTCCTGTAAGTTGTTGCTCGGCCTTTTGCTCGTCGATTCTCCATGCCGTGGCCAGTGCGCACGTAACCTGGTGGAATGAGTGTTTTACCAGCACCGACTTTCTCTCTCCTGTGGTTGAGAGTGTCTCAATTTTGGTTAGCTGGTTGCCGCTTGCCGCATCCGGATAAAACTGAGCGACTTCGGAAGAGTCGATAATCTCATGGCCATTTGGGGTGTACATTTTCAGCAGCATGACTTGTTCTCCTGACTGGAGACATACAGGTCATAGTGGCGCTCGTTTCTATCGGACCAGACACTCCGCGCTGCCGCTTCGAGCTGCTCAACGTGTGAGTCGTCGCATGCGTAACCCTCGATTTCTTCGCCCTGGGCGCCACACTCATGGCAAAAGACAAAAGAGCCTGCATACAGCCCGTCATCGCCGTAATGCACCGGCCCGTAAAGCGGCTTACGCTGAACACCGTCAAAGTAATAGGTGAACAATGAAGGAGGGCCATAGCAGAACGGGCAGGGTGGCAGGTCTGTTTCTGATACGTTTGCTGTTTGGGTAACGGGGGAGCCGACTTTTTGCAGAACGGCCAGAACCATCTTGCAATCTGCCAGGGCGCGGTGCGCTCCTTCCACTGATACACCGTGCCGCGCAGCTGCGGTTGTCAGGCTCTGGCGCTTGAATGCTTTGCGCTTCTCGTCGAACTCGCCATACCACTGGTCGTAAACGGCTTTGGCGTCAATATGGCTGGTATGAATGCGAGACGTTACGGCTGCGGCGTAATAGGGGTGATTTTCGGGGAAAACCTCTGTAAAGAAACACGTCTGTTCCAGCATGCGAGCATCGAAGCCAGAGTTCCAGGCCAGCCATTTGTGGTGAGTGATGATCGCCAGTACCATAGGGAACACATCACACCACGCTGGTGCATCGGCGACCATTTCGTTGGTGATATGGTTTATTTCGGTTACTTCAGGGGGGATCGGTTGGGTTGGCTTCACCAGTGTATCCAGCAGGACTTCACCGCGCATATTAATGATCGCAATTTCGATAATCTCAGCATATTCGCCAAGCCCTGTCGTTTCTGTATCGATGACTACATAATCGCTCTTCAGCCATTTATGTATAATCATCGCCAGAATGTTTTTTTGCATGTTAACCATATTTATTCCCACATTCTTTGTTGAAAAGTTTTCGAGGGCTTAACTTCTCCCTGAAATTCTGGAAGGGTCACATAAACATAATAAGTACCATCCAAATCCATGGAATCAGCGATAACTACCTCATGGCCTTTTTTCTTATAAAGGCGAGAAATATCTTCCGCTTCATTGCGCGACATGGGGCCTTGCTTAAATGGAGTATTCTTCATTATCTTGTGCGACCATGGTCGCACCCTCTTTGATTTCCAGATAACGTTTAAGCCATATCTTTTCGATATGTTTGTTACCCGGTTGATTAGATAAATACCATTCAGTAATTACGGATTGCCTGTTACTGTCAGGGAGAGTCCGATAGCCGCATGTCGGGCACCAGATGATGTACTCTTTCCGGACACCCGAGAAGCGGAGTACCGGCTTATCTGGTTTCCTGTACATAACCTGCTGACACAGGCAGGTTGGCACATCTTGCCCGATGGCTTTCGATGATTTCACTGCGCTTCTCCGCCGCATTTAATAACGCGGTATCGTTAAGATGCATGCATCGTGATTTCATTAATAACCAGCGTTTTTTATAATCCTTGCGCCAGCTATCCACAGATATACCCAGTAAAAAACTTATATGTTCGTCACGGTCTTGCTCATCCCGTTGTTCATCACGCAGAATTTCAGATTTAACTTCCTGTATTCCGTAGTAAGTTAACTTTTGCATGATTTTTTTTGTGGGGGCTTTCATTTTCTTAAAGCCTGACCTGGAATGAGCAATTAAAAAATCCAGCCACAACCACTGGCAAATAATCACATCATTTTTATAATTTGGTTTGCATCCATAGCAATAATGCAACCATGCAGTTTCTTCACTGTTTAACTGCTCTATGGCGCGCCGCCAGCTGGCAGTCATGAAATCTAATTCAGTTAGCAGCATTGAGGACTGTTTGAATGATTTGCCAACGTGATAACGAATAGGCTCGGCTGGAACCGACAATTCGTAAGACTCCGAGTCGCCTATGCAGATCGTTCTGGTCGGTTTGTCAGTGAAACGGTCAGAGCTGGCGAGACGCAGCTGCTCCAGCTGAACCTCAAGGATGCCGCGCTGGAGATAGTGAATATCTGACAGAGCCGTGGACACGCAGGCCCGAATGCTATTTAGTTCCACTGTTACGCCCTTCCTTACCCATGCGCTGAGAGGTGAAATCACTCTTTAATTTGTACGCGGTACGGACCTCTATATCGCTTTGTCGTAGAGGGGGGATCTCCCCAGCATGCAGCCATTGGTAGACTGCGCCGGGTGTTACACCCACGCCAGCCGCTGCTTTTTCCACATCGCCGAAATGGCGCACAAGTTCTTCGGGTTTCATGGAGATTATTATAATCAATAAGTGAAAATTAAAGCTAGGTATAATTTATAAAAATTATAGCCAGCTATAAACAGATCATTTATGATTAAAGGTATGAAAACACGAGGCGAACGACTGAAAGCACGCCGTTTAGAGCTGAAACTGACGCTGAAGCAAGTGGCAGAAGCTGTAGGAATCTCTCTTCCGGGCGTCCAAAACTTAGAACGTGGCGACGTAATGCCGTCGCTGGAAATCGGGCTGTCGCTGGCAAAGTGCCTGCGTAAGCCCGTGCAATGGATACTGTATGGCACTGAATCTGATCCAGACCGCGTTCCTGTTATTGGCACGACAGAAAGTGGTCCGGATAGAGACTGGCAGCCTGGAGAACCTGCCAACACAGAGCGATTCCTGCCGTTTGTGAGTCAACGGAGTACCGTTTACGCACTGACGGTCGGGAACCAGATTCAGCGAAACTACCAGCCGGGTGACGTTATCCTGGTGGATTCCTCGCTCACGCTTGTACCGGGTGAGGATGTATTGGTTTGTGATAATAACGGCGAGATCACAATTCAACGATTAGCCCGTTATGACGAGCAGCACTACTACCTTGATAGTGCTAACTCTCAACGGGTTATCCATGATAAAAGTGATCTTCAATTTGTGCACCAAGTAGTCGGTACGATCAAATCGTTCATGGTTGAGGGTAGATGATACAATAACAGGGTTTATTGCTGACTATAATTCTGGTTTAATCCGATCTATACTTTGTCGGGGTTGAACCAGACCGTAGCAGCCGAAAAAAGACGAAAAAAAACCCGAGTCGGCAAACTCGGGCCTTTTTCAGGAAGTAGCCACGAAAACGCAGATACGTCCTTCAGAAAGATTGTGCGTTTATTGTGGCTGCTCCTGCGGATTTTTTCAACCCGAAAAAATGCTAATTCGCATGGAAAGGCTAAAAAATGACCTTACAAGAATTCTACGCGGAGCGCTTTAGCAGCGATCCGTATTCGTTGCTTGAAGCAGCACGGGATGAGCTAAGCGAGCTGGCGCAGATGGCCGGTATCAACTGGCATGCCTGCGCTGACAGAATCCAGCTTAATCCTCGTGGCGGCAAAGAACGCTACACCACGTACAATAATGCTTTCCCGGTAGCGCTGGAAAAGAGCCTCAAAGGCCGCGTCGAAATCTACTCCCGACTGGAGCAGAGCAAAGACGGCATCAGTTACCCCTTTGTCAACTTCGTCCATAAAGGCAGCGATGCCGGTTCATGGAGCGGCTTCTCTTTCCTGTTTTCTGAATACCGCCGCGAGCAACAGCGGAACTGTGCGACCGTGGTCGCTCAGCCAGAAGAAGAACGCGCGCGCCTGGAGCGCCAGGCTGAAGCACGCCGCCGCCGTGTCGAGATGCAACGCATCAATGACTTGAAAAACAACCAGATAGAGCATGAACGTTTGCTCGGCTGGTTGGCGTTCCATCGCGCCTGGGAACAGGCGCCAGCTGAAGATGGTTCCTGGCCTTATGCGGTTAAAAAAGGTATTCGTGACGTATTTAGTGCATGCGATATACGTCGCGTGACCAGTCACGACAGTGCAAAATGGAGCCGTGGGCCAACAACCTATATGGCGATACCTCTGTCCCACCTGGACGGAAGAAAAGACGGGCGGATTGTTGGCTGGCAACGTATCGACCTCCAGGGCGGAAAATTCCAGACCAGCGCCATCACGAACGGCGATTTCGTCGGGACGTGTTTCGTTATTGGCGACCTGAAAGGGGCGCAGAATGTAGCCGTAACAGAAGGCTTCGCAACGGGCGCTTCTGTCTGGCTGGCTACCAGGAAGGACCCGAAAAAGCGCTTTGATGCTGTGGTTGTAGCGATATCAGCCAATAACATGATCCACGTTGTCGAGCAGCTGGTTAACGTCTATCCCGCTGCAAAAATCACCTGCGCACTGGATAACGACCGTAAATCGTCGGCTGAAGGAAAAGGCAATACCGGTCTGCGCACCGGCTTTGAGATTCTGTCAAAGTTCCACGGCATAAAGTGTGTTTACCCTACATTTGAAGATGATCCCCAGCTGGAGTGCAGCGACTTCAACGACCTGCATAAATTACGCGGCCTCCGCGAAACCTCGCGCCAGCTGTTTGCCAAATCAAACCGCCTTAACGCCAGCACCGACCTGCTCACGCTGACGCTGAACAAGCTGAAAACCCTTAAGCGGGATAACCGCCGCACATTCGCCAAAGAGCTGCTGAACGCGGTCGATATTGGCATGCTGACATGCCCGGTACCGAACAGCCCATCCGATCTGTTCAACATGTTCTGCATCGTTCTGCGGGACATGGGGCTTGAGAACGTCTACCGCGCCACCGTCAAAGACCATATTGCCCGTCGCCTGAACAGAAAATGCCGCACGGCACAGGCCCCTCGTTCATTCAGCGATCGCATTACCGACCCAAACAAACGACCACAGCACATCACCTATAAGCGGTTCGAAACATCGGTCATGACCGAAGATGTTCTGAAGTACGTGCAGGAGCTACAGGGGATCGTAATTGTCCGTGCCGGCATGGGTTCTGGTAAATCGACAGGCCTGCTTCGCCCGTTGATGCATAACGCAGAACGCGGCGTTTCAGTAGCGCACAGGGTGAGCCTCATCGGTGGGTTATGGGAAATGATGACAGAAGGGAAAGGCGCTAAGGCCGACATTCTGCATTACCAGGACCCTGGCTACCAGGAAATGGCGCCATACGCCAGCAAGCTGACCATCTGCATAAACTCCATCGTGAAGGGCTGCTGGCAACCACTGATGCGCCAGCACGACTATTTCGGTTTTGACGAGGCCACACAGGGGCTCCGTGCCGTGCTTTCAGGCCGCGCAATGGAAAACCCGGTCGCGGTGTTCAATACGCTGATTGACGCGCTGGCCAGAACAGAATTACACCCGATCATGGTGGATGCTGATGCCAACGATCTGCTGGTTGACCTGGCAGAACTGGCAATGAAGCGCCGCGAAGAGCTGGGGCTACCAGCATGGCTGCAAATCCACGTTATCGAATTGCCGGTCGACGTTCGCAACCGCGAAACTGGTGAACCTATCCGCGTCTTCTACACCGAAAAGGATCGCATCATGTCCGAGGTGATGAAGGCCGTAGAGCTCGGTGAAAAAATCATGCTGGCCACCGACAGTTCCACGTTCGCCGAGGACGTTACCGCCACCCTGCGCCTGAATTACCCGCACAAGAAGTTCCTGTGCGTAAACCAGAAAAGCAAACCAGAGCCAGAGGTGGAAGAGTTCACCAACAAACCGAAGAAGATGGTGAAGAAGTACGATGGCCTGATTTACAGCCCATCAATCTCATCCGGCGTGTCCATCGAGCAGAAACACTTCGATCGCCACTTCGGCATGTTCTGCGGTGAAGTGGTCCCCAGCGACGCTATCCAGATGCTGCGCCGCGACCGTACCGCGAAAGAATTTATCATCGGTTTTGATAAGGTTCGCGCAAAACGCGAAACCGATCCTCAAAAAATCGAACGCGCTTACGTCCAGGCACTTCTGGCCACTGCCGGTATGAACGGCGAGCTGACGGACGTTGTCTTTGACGGCGACACAATTTCCATGGGTGTGGCCAACACCGATTTCACCAGGATGAAAATCAAGGCATCAGCCATCGAAGCGACGGCGCGCAACGATTACGCCAGCAACATGATCTGCATTATGCACAGCGACGGCTATAAAGTTTCGCCGCTGGCCGGAGACCCGCAGGCGAATGAAGTCGGGAAGGAGCTGCGTAAGGAAGCGCGGGAAATCGTCTGGGAACAAACGCTGGATCTTCACCTGAACATCGATACGCCGGACGAATCAGAACGCGAAGCGATTCTGAAAAAACGAGCGCTAACCCTGGAGGAACAGGCGAAGCTTGTCCGCTGGGACATCGAGCACGAGCTGAAGCTCCCGGTCGACGAAGGTACCCTGAAATTCTACTTCGACGGCGCTCGAGATAAAGTCCGCCGCTATGAAACCATGCTGCTCGACGAGGTTACAGCGCGTCGCTACGACCGCGAGGAGTCGGCGATCAACTTTACCTACTCATTCAGACAAGCCGGGCAGTGGGAATACTTTGTCGTCACGGCAATGACCCGCGAACAGGCCGATGAAGCATTCCAGGCTAAACACCCTGGCATCGTCGATTACAAAGTCAAAAGCCTGCCTGTAGTCGAGGTGGCCATGCGCGGCTTCTATGGCCTCAAATCGACAGCGCTGCGCCAGTACTTTATCGACTGCGGCATCGACCCGGAGACAATGACAGGCGAGGCCACCCAGGAGCGCCTCAAACGCGCCAGGGATAACCTCATGACCGCCGAACGCCGGGACATGTTGAACAACGTTTTGCGCATCGGTGGCTTTATGACGCCGAAAGGTAAGCCGAAGGTGCCGGAAGCCCTGTTTAAAAACATCTGTGATTCACTCGGCCTGAAGACCGACAAGCGACGCGCCAGGGATGGGGATAAGCGGCCTACTATCCGCTTCGTTGACCAGCAGTCGGCAGAGTTCATGATGGACATCCTCGCCAAACGCCAGGAAGACGGCTTGAGCCTACAGACGCGTAAAACCGAGAAGACCGCCAACGAAGTGGATCACGATTTGGATCTCAATATATATATGGATCATAAATCGCGATCCACAAACGAGCAGGATTCCGACGCCCCTCATTCAGTAATAACCGAGGCGCTGGCCACGCTGCCGGTTCCGGTTCCTGAGGCCTGGGCGCTGACCGCGCTGTCCGGCGACGAGCTGGCAACGATGGCTACGTGGTCACCAGCCAGCATCGCGATGACCTTTGCCTCTCTGTACCTCACAGAGTTCATGGAGCGCCTCTCCAGCCACGAGCTGCGAAGCTTGCGTGAATACATCACCGGAATGACTACGGGCGGCTACGGCGCGCAGGAGGCGTTCTATGGCTGATTTACTGCTAACGCTGCTGGCCACAGGTGCCTTATCGGTCCTTTGGCACTGGTATCGGTCGATTAAGGCGCTGAAGCGTTGCCAGCAAGATACCCAGGTCCGCCGCATTAAGGCTCGTGGCGCAGCCTTTGAGAGCAACTACCGCGTGTGGAAGTGGGTTTACCGGGAAATTTTGGTTAACTGGAGGGGCAATAATGTCGACTAGCATAGGCACGGTGAAGCCAGAGGGGCCGTTTGTCCTCATTACGTTTGACGGTGAGGGATTTCTTTTTGATGAGCGTCATGAGCTCGTCATCATCAACGGAAAGCCGAAGCAACGGGACGTCAAACGCAATTATTTTGAGTCCGATCTTGGCGAGGGCAAGGCCAAATACTGGACATTAAACATCAATGAGGCGCATAAGTTCGACACGATAGATGAGGCTACGGCGCAGCTTTGTAAGCTTAAAAATTCGCACCAGATTAAGGTTCGGAAGCTGACAGGGAAGGAGTGATAGTGAGCGATTTGCAGAATATGACCGGCGATGAGTTAGCCAGTTTACAGAGCGCCATTAAGGCAGAGCAGGCCCGGCGTTTGGCTGAAAAGATGATTCCTGTTTTTGGGGTGAAAACCAGCCCGATAAATCAGTATGAGTTCGCTGATCCAGCGCAGGCAATTTCCTGTGCTGCGGGATTGCTGGATAAGGTACTCGACGAGGTTCGGGATGACCTTTCCAAAGGTGGATTACAGGGGTGGAACGGTGATTTGCTGCGTATCTACGTTCAGCATGTGAACGAGAGCGATTTTGCCGTTCTACAGCCTCATTTGAAGGATAAAAAATCATGATTTATCGCAGAGGGTGGGTGCCGGTTTTGTTCCGGAGCGACCTGGAGAAAAAACTCAAAGAGCAGGGTTTTGAGAATTGGGAAAGGATTTCTCGTTTTCTTTGCGAGGGTGATTCAGGAGCACCCAAAGACTATGAGCTTGACCAGTCGCAGTATGCCTATCAGGTTGTCGATAATACTAAATGGATGGGACATCGTGATGCGACGTTCTGGCAGCGCCTGAACCGTTTGTGGTTCGTTCCGCTGTACCTGCTGACGATTCCGTTCCAGTGGCTCATTCGTGGCCGTATGGGGTTTGAATCAACGTCGAAGGTGGGCGCGTTCGTCAGCCGGATTACCGGGCTAAAGTGACAGGGCATGACAAATAAAAACGCCGCCCGAAGGCGGCGGAAAACCCGAAGATTTTATCGTTACTTGGTCTGAGTGAACGAGCCGAACTGTAAGGTATTACCGGTGATATTAATCGCCGGGCCTTCAGCCGAACTAAACGTTTTCAAGACAACGAACAAAACCAGAATGATAATGGAATGTTTCATTTCTCGCCCCTTTAAGGAGCTATGCGGACAGCCACTCTGGTTGAGTCCCCGTTTCGTCCTGCGACAAGTATTGTCAATTTACAAGTCTTCATAGCAGGGTATGGATTTGACCAGTGACTAGCTCAACCGGGGATCCTACCCCCCGACCACCGACCGCACAGAGATTCCACTCAGCAACAAGGGCCGGTGAGTGGAAGTTTGACAAAAAAAGTAGTTCGATCATTCGAACAACGGTTTTTTATCAAGGGTTGGAAGCCTGGAAAGCGTTCCAATATTTCTTGGGGTCTCTGTGTTCCTGCTCTGACGAGAAACTAACGCAGTAAGCATACAGAAAACTCTCAATTTTTTACAAGTTATTTAGCTGAAAGTTCGTATGTTCATCATGTACACAGATCGGTTGCAATCACATGCCCAGGGTACTATTATTGGGGTGTCAATTTACAAGTCTTCATCGTATCTTCCTGTTGCTCCTAACAACTGGAATGAGAAGAAAGCCGCCCTCCTAAGGCGGTTTTTTTTCGTCTGAATAATGGCAGATCAGGTGGGGCAGCCGATAGGCTGGCCGGTTATCGCATGGGGCCGGATTCTCACCCCTACCTGTTCTGCCACCCAAGCAGCCTTCGTAATTATGGTGGCTCAGGTGGGGCCAGCTTCGGTTGGGCCGGTTTGTGCGTTCACCGGTATTCCTACCCTCGTCTGGGCTACCCCCTACAACAACTGATCAGGTTCTGATCAGTCAGTAAAGCAAACTATAAAAATGGCTATCCCCGTGACGGGTCACGGGGTAAAGTATCTACGTAAATTATTGACGTGCGCTCTGTTTTGGCGGTAGAGTTACCCCGTTGCGGCAAAATCCGCAACCGGGATTGGAACCCCGGATAACAAGAAGACGCACAACACGCGCCTGCGTGTTTTTTTGTGTCTGTGCCTGATTGCACCCATTTTATGGTGGCTCAGGTGGGGCCGACTTATGTCGGGCCGGTTTCTTCTTGTACCGGTAGTTCCAACCCCGCCTGGGCTACCACCCCATAGAGATTGGAACCTCTGGTGGTAGCACCCTATACAAGATAGGAATGCATGCCATGTTCAAATTCAAGTTTGCAGCTGTTGTCCGCACGGACAAAAAATCCCATATCCACCACCTCTCCACTATTGCATCATCCGAGCGAGAAGCTCGCCGCCAGTTCGCCAGCCGTTTTGTCCTCGTTCTGTCAGCCCGTATCCCAGTCAGCGAGGTGATCGCATGAACCAGATAGAGCTGAACGCCCAAGGCCTGCTGGAGTCGCTTGAGGAGCGCCTGACGCAAGTGGAAGCGCTGGTATCATCTGCCCACCGTACTATCTCCAGCTATGAGGCTTCACTGTATTTGCAGGAGGCCGCCGAACTCCTTCAGCTGGCGCGTGAGCTTACGCAAGAGGCTCGCGGTTGCTCCTTGTCCTTATCTGAGCAGCTGAAATCAGAGGAGGATAAATGAACGCACTTTCTGTCTTCTCATTTCAGGAAAACCACCCGGTCCGGGTGGTTCTTATTAAGGGTGAGCCGTGGTTCGTGGCGTTGGATATCTGCGCTGCATTGAATATTGCAAACCCTTCTGACGCATTGCGCAAGCTGGATCATGATGAAAAATTGACCCTCGGTTTAACCGAGGCACAAAAACTTGATCGCATGGCCAGGGAAGTAAATGTTGTATCGGAATCTGGTCTCTATACCCTCATCCTCCGCTGCCGTGACGCGGTGAAGCAAGGAACCACTGCCTGGCGGTTCCGAAAATGGGTGACGAACGAGGTGCTGCCAGCTATCCGGAAGAACGGGGAGTATGCTTTTGTGGAACCAGTGCCTAAGAGCACTGGTGAACCTCTGGACTGGAGGCAAAAAGAAGAACTGCGGGGGCTGATAAACGATATAGCCCAAAGCTTCCAGTACCGTAATGCATGGGTTAGTGGGGTCTGGATGGCCTTGCGCCGCGCATGCAGGAACCCATCACCGAACCCAATCACTGTGGATGATCTCCCGGCAATCATCGCCGAGCTGCGCCGGATATTAACTGCCGCAGAAACGGCCCTGGGTAACATGCGAGTTTACGAACGGGAGCTGCTGCGCGATGTAGTTCGTGGTGGTCGCCGGAGTATGTCGTGCGGGGAGTTGCCGATCACCGATATTGATACGGAACTGGAGAAGGTGCTGCCAGCACATTTTGAGCTGGCCATCGAGAAGCTGGAGACGCTTTCCACAAAACTTACCTCGTCAGCAATTATCGAAAAATAGGGTTGGCCAGCCCGAATTTAAGCCCCGCTATACGCGGGGAAGTCCCTACAGTCTGGACGGCGATGTCTGCTGTTGCAGCTGCGGTTTCCGCCTAATCCTTCCGTTTTTTGCAGGAGACGGGTAGGGACGGGCCACCATAAAAAAGCCACCGATTCGCACCGGTGGCTTTTCTTTTAGCTGTGGTAGGTTTCCCATGCAGATCGCATAGCTGCCATAGGGCTATCGGCTGGGCCGGACCAAGCATAGTGCTTCCCATCGTACTCAAACTCTATCTGGTACGTTCCGTCTCCGTTGTTTTTTGCAGGTTTGAAGACTGGTTTTAAAGCAGCCTGCTGATTTTTTTCTGGCTCTTTTTCTTCGGTATGCTCTTCGGCACCATCCTCATCTACCTCAATTTCATCGTCGTCCAGCTCGTCGTCCTGAGGTTCATCATCCGGTTCGTCGATGGCATCAACGCCATCTTCATCAGGCAGGACGATTGCAGGCGCCTCAAGCTTCAGTTGCCACTGGCCATTCTCACCAACGAACTGCCCCAATGCATCAGCGGCAAATTCCAGGTACCGGCTAATCATCGTCGGGCTAAATTTGTAGGCCCGGAGAGTGCTGTTGGTTATTTTTACAGATGGGTCCTGCTCCACCAGCTGCTTGACGGTTTCATGGAGACGGACACCGGCGTCACCTCTGGCAAAGCCCGGCATTTCGTCGTCCAGTTTCTGGAGGGCCACCAGCCGGGAGTTTTCGTCCCCAACATCCGGTCGCCAGGTTCTGGAGAAGTTGGCCAGCTTGAATTGCTTATAGTGCAGCTGGGTGTTCTCGTCGTCGTGTCCGAGAATCTCCATGAAGAAAACGTCCTCGTCCACGTTTTTCCACCGTGGATCGACGCGAAAGAACATCTCATACGCGATACGGGCGTAAATAGCGCGGCTATCTTTATAAACACGGCGCTCATCGCCAAAGAATGTTTTAACCCAAGGATTAAATGCCTTGGCTAAAATAGCGTTTATTCTACCATTCTCGGACCTTGTATCATCCTTACCATATCCCTGAATAACTTCATCGAAGTCAGATGCAGCAGAGCAAGAACGTAATTCAGTTAATAGCTCAACGAATAATTTAGCTTCGCATAAAGTATAAATCTTTCTGGTTACGTTTTTATCTTCAGTACGTTTTTTGGCTTGCCCTGAGAAATTAACGGTATATTTTCCTGAAACGGTAAATTCACCCTGAAACATTATCTCAATCATTCGTCGCCCCGATACCGCAGCCAGAGCAAAGGCCAAGGGAGCCATTCCAGAACGAGTGTTTAAACTAAATAAAGTCGCAGGACTATTCAAAATATCATAAATTGACTGCATGTATTTTGGGTAGTCAATAACTACAACACTGCGCTTCTTCTCGCGCAGAACATCGGCCCATCGCTGTTGTATAGATGTACGCTCCGCAGGGCTAAGCTGAAGATGGTACAGAACCTCGTGGTTGACCTTGAGCTGATGCAGCTCTTCTAACAATGAAGAGCCTTGTTGGAACAACTTATAAAGGTAGTCGCGTCTTTCCCTCCAATCATCACTGCATAAATCACTAATAGCGAAACTCCAATCTGGATATTTCTTTGTTAGCTTTGTTAATTTTGCATCACTGCCTTTAACACCTAATTTTATATTTGATAATTCTTCGGCAAGAGGCATTATTGATTTTAATTTAGATTGTAGTGCTGACATATTCTGTCGAATATTAGCCGTAGGCATAGACAACCATGAAGATAATTCTTCACTATAGAGCGGATACTTTTCAGATAATTTATGAATATTTTTATCAAAGCTATGATGCAACTTATCATCAAAGCGTTTTCTTGCCCTGCTCATATAAGCGTTAAAAGTATTTGCGGTTATTCTTTTTTGCAGACCTTTCCCACGGAATTTTCTTTTATCATTAAATAACGCGTTCTTGTACCGTGCGGCGGCGGCTTTAATTCTCTTCGTTTTATCGCCTTGTGGGCGGTCCGAGGCATCAATTGCTTCTACCTCATTCACAAGCGCATTGAT